AAGATTATAAAGAAATACAAGAAACATCCAGAATACTATACCCAGGAAGAAGTGATGTATGCTAAACTGATCAAGAAGATGCTTAAGAAGAAAAAAGAGGAATCCTGATGGCATACGAACCTTCGGAAGGTCTATACGCGGGAGCATCTTTTCTGACTACAGGAGAGATGAAGCAAGCAAAACAGGATCCTCAACTATTTGAATCTTTGTATCCAAAGATACTGGCAAATTTATCGGGTGCTAATGTTCTTGACGCAGCAGGAAATGCCACAAAAAGGGGTATGATTGCTGCGATACAAATTGAGACTGATGCAGATAAAAAAAGAGTCTATGCTGATATGGCAGCAGCAATTTCTGCTGTACTAGGTACAAGAAGTACAGTAGATCCTAAACCTCCAACAAAAGTTTATCTTACGGGTAATAAGTGGCATAGAGACGTAGAAAAATTCAAGGTTAATGCCTACGGAATGGCAGATTACAACTCTTCTGATGTTATCTGTTTCTATCCACCAAATAAATTTGTTGGTATATCTTTAAAGAAGAAACCAACAGCAGCAGCGGCAAGTCCTACGCTAATCAATAATGCTTTCTCAAAGTTTATTGAAGGTCCACAACTTAAAACAGTGCGTGATAAGTTAAACGATCATCGTATCAAGTTCTTTGCTGGTGTGATTAAAGAAGCATGTCAATCTGGTGGTCCATTAGAGAACATTGCTGTTACAAAAAAACAGATTGGATCTTACAATCCCAATAATATAGCAGATGCTCGTGCATTATGGGATATGAAAGTTGTTAGATATAAGGATGGTAAACCACAATCAGTTGCACTTATTAATTTGAAGTCGGAGACTGATTTAGGAAGAGATGGTATAATACAGAAGAGTGGAAGAGAACCATCAACTCAGAGTTTTAGAAACTTTGTCAATAAGAAATTGCAGAGCACAGGTGGAAAATTAAATCCTTTATATCAGGGATTCTTAGATATTATGAATCAACCACAGGTTGCTAATACACTTGCAGATGCACTTTTAACAAGAGTTCTAAAGATAAACTTGTTAGATGAGTTAACTACATGGAAACAAGCAGAATTTGGATTCTATTTAACAGAAGGTGTTGGTAGTGTTGATGGTAAATTAAAACCTTCAATTGGTGATGCTAACATTGTCAACGTTCATAGTGTTATGATGGTGATGGCAGCACTTGCCAAACAACCTGCAAAAATGGAGTTAGATAGTAAGAAAACATTTGCACGAGATGCTGCTAAAGTATTCTTTACATTATATAAAGGAACCATACCAATTCTAGAAATTGAGTTAAGATATAAGGGTTCATTTACTGCATTTCCCCAATTCTTTGCAGGTATTACACCAGAGTTCAAACAATTATTAAAAGATGGAAGATTTCGATAGTCTAAAAGTAAAACAACAGGACGATGGGCAATACGTCTTAGAGTGGGACAAAAAAGACCCACGATGGACGTGGTTGAATCGCTTGACACCAGAGCAATTAAAGTGTATAGTAGAGGAAGCAATACGCCAAGACAAACGTGGGCAACTTTGATTACAAAGAGTTCAGTCTCAAGAACCTGAGAGATGTTTTAGGTGAAGTTATTGATCAAGATGACTGCAATCCTGAAGAGATTGCACGGTCAATTATCGATGCTTGTGAAATAAATATTGACTATCATTTGGATAAGGCAAGTAAAGCAGCAGACACGATTGCGAGACTAAAAGGTCTTGTACCTTATAAATCTAAGGATAAAATTAGTAATGCAACTTCAAGTGATTGGAATGAATTTTGGGAAAACATGAATGAGTATCCTAATTGAGTGTGACACTTTGAGAAGTGGTCAGGGGGTGGTTGCACCCTCATTTTTTATGCTATAATTTATTCATACCAAACAGGAGCGCATGACCGTCACCCTTCGCCCACATCAGAGCAAAGCACTGAATGCTATGCTGGCATATGACAAGGGTCAAGTCATCATCCCTACGGGTGGTGGCAAGACTATCTGCATGATTCAAGACATTGTTGAGAATCAAAAGTATATCGACAATGGTTCTACTATTGTTGTTGTTGCTCCCCGTATTCTTCTTGCAGAACAACTCTGTAAAGAGTTTATGGAACTGATTGACGGTTCTTATACTCACATTATGCACGTTCATAGTGGTGAAACTCAGCACTTCAGCACTACTAAACCTGAAAAGATTGCAATGTTCAACAACATTGCAAGAACTGCTGGTGAGAATGTTATCATCTTCACCACATATCACTCGCTGCATCGCATTCAAGAGGCAGACATTGAAGTGAATACAATTTACTTTGATGAAGCACACAACAGTGTTCAGCGTAACTTTTTCCCTCCTACTGAATTCTTTTCTAATGATGCTGATCGTTGCTATTTCTTCACAGCAACTCCAAAACATTCGCTGACTGTATTCAAACCAGGAATGAATGATCCTGAGGTTTATGGTCAGGTCATTTGCAACGTTCCTGCACCACAACTAGTCAAGGAAGGTTACATCCTACCCCCTAAGGTTGTTGTTCAGCAACTCCCACAAGGTGACTTCAAGCAATCTGATTCTAAAAATCTGTTGGACACCATTGATGATAACGAGATTGGCAAGATTCTGATTGCTGCACGTTCCACAAAACAGATTGTCCGTCTTGTTACTCAATCTGATTTCTGTGCTCAGTTGCATGAACGTGGTTATCACTGGATGTTTATCACTAGCAAGACTGGTGCTATCATTGACGGCAAGAAAGTATCTCGTGAAGTATTCTTCAAGACTCTTAATCAGTGGGGCACAGAAGAGCATCGTAAGTTTGTTGTGATGCACCACTCTATTTTGTCCGAAGGTATCAATGTAAAGGGTCTTGAAGCAGTATTATTCATGCGGAACATGGATTACATTGGAATCTCTCAGTCTATTGGGCGTGTGATACGCCTAGGAGGCGATTCTAAGACGTTTGGATTAGTTTGTGTGCCTGTCTTTGATAAAGTGGGCATCAGCACCGCTAGAAGCGTTCAAGCGGTCGTTGATACTATCTTTGAGAAAGGTCAACCAGCAATCAGCGAGGTCAGACGCTAAACTGTCCACCAATCCCCCCACAGGGGGGAAAACCATTTATTATTAAAGAGTCAAGGCAAATCACCATGATCGACTTTCAAACCTTTGAACTCAATCGTTTCTCTCAATTGCTGGAGACAATTCATGGTTACACTGACAACAATCTCAGGTATCCTAAAGCAGGAGAATTGGTTGAGAAAGCACTCGATGTATACAGCAATGGATTGCTGACCCGAGTTAATCTTCCGGGTGTTGATTTGATTGGTCCGAACAATTCAACCTATGAGTCTAAAGTAACTCAATTCTCCAACAAATCACAGATGGCAGTGAGAGGATTGATTCTCAAGAATCGTCGCCAAGCAGGAGACTATGAGGATAAACTTGCTGATTACTTTGTCATCACTGACGTGAAGAAAGGTAAGGCATGCTGCATTCCTTCATCTAAACTCTATAATATCAGAGACAATGGTGCTTGTGTGACTGCGAGTGCAGATCCTGACCCTTCTGATTTCTTTCTCACTGGTTACGATATGTCAGAAGAGAAGACAGAACCTAGAGACTATTTCTCAGAGTCTGATGACTTTGACCTGACCTTTATTCGGTCTATTTGAACGGCACACTTTCAAAACTATGCTATAATAGTATGTACAAATTGGAGCAAGTTCCATGCAATGCGATGTAAAATGCTATGTGTCCGGTAAGGTTTTTAGCGTCAAATGTCTTGCTAAGGACTACAAAGAAGCAAAAGAAGTAGCACTTGCCCAACACCCCAACGCACGTATTATGGGCGTTAATGTTCTCCTCAATACAAACTAATGACTGATACTAAACTATGGAAGATTGTCATCCTTGAGACTACAGGATGGAACAACATTGAGGAACTGAACTGTGTGAAACTTACTAAAGAACAGTGTACCGACCGCATAGAATCACTACTAGCAGAAGGTTACAATCCAAATCATATTAGAGCAGTTCCTGATGCTTGAACTCCCCACTGATTTCCCACATCAATCCCCAGATAATTACTCTTACAAGGTTAAGGAATTCAAAACCAATGTTTACGCAATTTGGTTACATCACCATAAAGATTATGTCTATACTAGTGATCCTGTACGTACTATCTGGGGATTCTTCAATGCAAAGAAGCGGCAGTATTTTGCCCCAATCAATGCAAAGAAACCTGGAAAGGTAGTTGATATTAAAAATACAACTCCTTACACTGCAATTCAACTAAACCTCAATCCTTTAGAACATGCTTTATACTCCAAAAATTGATGACTACGTAAGGTGGGAAAGATCAACGGGACATATTGATGAGGGTTGGGTTTATTTTGTTGATAATGATTATATCACAATTGAGACTGGTGTAAAGGATAAACCTAACTGTGAATATACAAAAGAAGAAAGGCATAAGAAGATTCATATCTTAGTAGTATGTCATAATTGTTTTTGGAGTGATTTGAAGTATATAAAGAACAGGCGAGTGGACAGTTGACGTAGTGGCACAAGGGAGGTTTCAGACCTCCCTTTTTCGTGTATATTAAAGGAGTGGAGGGGACACCCACCACACTCACTCTAAACTCTCTCACAATGGGCACACGCGGCAGAATCGGACTCCAACTAAGCGATGACTCTATTCTTTCTTGTTACCATCATTTCGACAGTTATCCTTCTTGGTTGGGTAGGGCACTTGAGTCGCACTACAATACGAAGGAGAAAGTAGCAGAATTGATTGATGGTGGTGATATGTCGGTCTGCTGGACTGATGATTCATTCCGCAATTCTGATGGTAAGATTGAGAAGAAATCAGAATACGGTCCTCAATACTATTCTGAACGTGGTGAAAATTGTCCTCCTAGACTTGACCCTACTCTAGCATCATATGCTAACAAAGAGTGTGGAGAAGAGTATCACTATGTTTACCGCAAGGTTGCTGGTGAATATACTTGGGTTTGCATTGATATGAATTCATTTGAAGACAAAGATCCTGAGACTGTTTCTATCCCTTCCGGTTATCTGCAATGCTAAACACTGAGATTACAGTTGGCGTCCCTGATTACTATCGGGACGACCAATTGTCTGAGGATTTCGACAAGTTCATTGAACGTGTAGTCGTTGAGTCTACTCAACTCGGAATGTCTCTTCCATATTATCTACTTGAATTCTGTGAATAGTTTTACACTACATGATGACCTTTCAGGCAAAGATGTTCAACTTTCGTGGGCAGATGTCTGTGCATTGATTATCAGTGCAGAGAATCCTTCTGAGTTCATCTCCAACAAAGACAAGCAACAACTTAACCAAATCGCAAACCAATTCAGAGAGTTTATTGACTAATGATTGAAACTATTATTGGCAATCCCCCATACCGTAACATTGACAGCACGGATTTCATGCAAATGGTAGAAGAATGGGAACAAGAAGGTATCGTTGAAAGTATTGACATCGAGACATTAAAACTACTAAAAGAGTTCTAATGATACAGAACTTTGCTAGAACCGCTACATATAGTGAGAGGGAGAAGAGAATTAATCAACTTCTTCTAGCACAGCAACAAGTTGAGAACCTGTTACTTATTAGTGAATATTTTGACTACAAGAAATATCTTAAGCAACATTTGTTCAAGGTAAAATACGAACTTGAAAGACAGTCCGGTAACCTTGACAAATCTAAACAACCAGACTAGAATCAAAACACTACCACGGACTTTCTCATGACACGAACACTCTCTAAGAAACTCACACGTTATCGTCTCACTTTAGACGTGATGATTGATAATTCAGCAAGTGAACCTCCTTCAAGATGGGAGTGGGAAAAGTTACTCCAACTTCAAGGAAATGAACAGGTAAATGATGTTTATGTTGAGAATCTTGGAGACTATAAAGTCTAGTAGATCGCATTTCAAAGTGTCACAGGAGGGGTTACGACCCCTCTTTTTTATGCTATACTGATTTTAGGTTACAATCAGTCATGTCAAGTATCACAATTGAACAACTTAGCGCCACAATTGATGCGGATGTTGCAGATATTTTGCGAATGAATGACGTGTCTGATGAGATTATCAATCTCGTATGTGATACTATTGTTGAACATTTTGCAACTATAAAATATCTTGAAAATAATGACCAGTAAAGAAAAACTTCTATTTGTATCATCATTCATCTGGTTTATGCATTGGGGAACATGTCTAGCATCTATCATTCTGGATACGGTTATTCTAAAAAACTCTGTGAGGATATTACCTCTTGGTTTTTGAATAAGTATTACCCACGTCATAAAATTGATGTGGATATTGAGCATCGTGGATTGAAGAGTGAGGGCGTCTATGGGTATTGTGATTTTATTGATAATAAATCTAAACCACGACACTTCCTGATTGAACTTCAGAGTCATATGAATCGGGAAACATATACAAAAATACTTTTTCATGAATTGACGCACCTTTCCCAGTGGGTAGACGGTTCTCTCACTTTTAAACATGGAAAAATGTGTTATTGTAAAGAACCAGTAGAAAACTACGACTATGAGGATCAACCACATGAAATTGAAGCACGAGAGAGTGAATCAGTTCTATATGATCTTTATCTAAATGAGAAAGAGAGTGTGCCAGTTGAACAACCTACACAAGGTTGGTGGAATTGCCTATGTGGCAGTGTATAATTACAAGGTAATCGAGAGACACCCATGATCGCTGGTAACATCCTTTACATTGGGGGAACTGACAACCCTTACAAGTTTCACGTTGGAATGACTAACAACGGGCGTTCACCTCTTGACCGTTGGCAGGATAGCGATTATCGCGGTAAACTCCCCTATGTTCCTACTAAGGTGGAATTTTATGAGGTTGGCACACATAGGGACGAACCAACTCACGTTGATATTCTGAAGAATGAATTTGTCTATTCAACTAAAGCAGAAGAAGGCATTCGTTCAGACGAAATCTTTCGTGTAGATTCTTCAATTGATAATCCAGCAGCATATTTGCAGAATCTGGTTGAAGAATCTATTGAATATCATATCAATGGTATTCGTCGTGTTAACCAATTCTATACTGCTAGACCACATCAAGCAATGGTCAATCAGCAGATTCTGAAGCGTTGGAAGAATACCCATACTATCATTCAACCCTTGAATCTCTGCGCTAGGTTTGGTAAAACCCTTCAAGGATTGTCTCTGTTCAAACAATCTGGTCTTGAAGTTATGGTAGTTGCTGCTCATTGGTTGGCAGCAAATCAGTCTTTCATTGATACCGTAGACCAAAAGTGGGATATTGTTTCAGACGTAGCAGTTATTAAACCTGACTACGACGCATTCAAGGCAGCAATTGATAAGGGTCAGCGTGTATTGATTGACGTATCATTACACAAAGACGCAGAAGATATTGATCCTAGGTTGACTGCTGCGCTGGCAGTATACAAGAAACTGATTTATATTGACGAGGCAGACTTCGGCGCTTGGACTACTCCTAAAAGGGAAACTGCTTCCCGGTTCATTGACTCTGGTATCAACCTTGTTTGTGTTGCTACTGGAACCAACATTGATCGCGCTATGATTGGTTCTGTTGGTCAGATTGAAGAACCTATTACTGTATCTTACCTTGAATTGATTGAAGGTAAGAAAGGTCAGTATGCTGAAGAATTGTCTGATATTGTAAACGTTGGTGTTCTTAATCTTGACGCTAATGAAGAACTTGTAGAAGAACTTAACGACTTGACAGCAGAATCTAGACCCAATATGGTCAAGATTTTCAACATGCGTAACTCCCATCTTCTGCGTCAAGTTATCAAGAAAGTTCTCGCAGATAGAGAATTTGGGGCAGACGTGTTTGGTATGTATACCACGCAGTATGGTTCTATTGAACATCCTGCAGTTATGGTTTTTCTTCCTCCTTCTAATGGTAAAACGAACGTCAATAACTTTGTCAAGGTTGGTAAATCTATCGACCCTGAATCTAACTGGATTGCCCTACATGGTGACGATTACACTAACAGAACTGCAGAGAAAGCAGTAAAGGATATTATCAAGAATGGCGGTAAAGATAGAACAGTTATCGTATCTTGTTCTATGGGGGCACGTTCATTCTCTGTTCCTAATATTATCGCAGTCATTAACTGTAAAGACGGTGGTTCTGTCGGTACTGCTATACAACAGGCGTCACGTTGTTTTACTCCCGGTTGTGATAAAACACATGGTCTAGTTGTCAACTTCGGATTCAATGTTAACCGAACCAGTCTATTTGAAACTGACCTTATTTCATCTGCTATTGATAGTGACCCTACAAATAGTGAGGCAGCAGTGAGGCGTGTGTATGGTCTAATGGATTTCTTTAAGAAGTCTAATAATGGCGATATGCTGTCATTGACCGAGACAGATTTCCTTGAATATGTTACCTCCGAGACGAATCTGAAGAATATGTGTAAGGCAACTATCGATATCAAAAATCTTGTATCTTGTGTACATTTACTTGATATTCTTGAGGTTGTCAAGAGTAATAAGAACACCGATATGAAGAAAAAGGGCATTATTGACGATGCCATTACATATATCAAAGAGACAGAAAAGAACAAGGCAGAGATTGATCCTGAAAAGAAAGCGATTAAAAACTTGATTGAAATGGTCAGTCACGTTGTTGACTCTGTTGCTAACACTTACTACCTCGCTCCCAATGAAACTACGTTCAAGAATTGTCTAGCAGAAATTGCTAGTAACCCTGACAAGAATGCAGAATATTCACGTCTTGTAGGACTTGACGCAGAAGTTGTTTACAACGACATTTACCCGTTCTTGAACACTTCTCTTATGGATTTGATTATCACTAAGACAGACCAATTTGATTCTATGGACAACTTTTCATTTTGTAACTCAGACCACGGTGTAAATCTGTTCGATCTGTGACAGTTAATAAGTGGCACACCCCCCTTGACTAGGGGGGTTTTTTGTGCCATAATAACATTATGAAAACACTTTACCTTGCCAAAGAACCCGGTCTAGGTGTTCGTGATGATCTCTCCAAAATATCTGGAGAGATTACTATTGTCGATTGTTATTGTTATGGTGACTGGTATCGTAAAAAGGGTTATAATGTTATAAGTACTAACACAGTCTTTAAGGATAATGATATGCAGTTTAATGTTGCTATTGGTAATCCACCATATTCCGATGTATCTTCAGACTCTACTAACAACGGTAACTTAGACAGCAGATTCTTTCTCTTATGTGTTGAAAAGTCAGACAAGGTTCAATTGATTATCAGAGCGAAACATTTTACTGATCCACGTTCTCAGTTTCGTCGTAAGTTATTTGAATCTGGTCATCTACAATCTATCAAGTATATCAATCCTAATGTGTTCAACATTGATAGTAGGATCATGACTTGCGTTGTAACTTATGATGTAAATTATTCTGGACCGTGTACAATAACATACTCTGATGGTCAGACAAAAGATATCAATCTTGAAACCAATTCTTTGGTGTTTCTTGATGCTCCCAACAAAGTAAAGGTAAAAAACAATCTTTCTAAGCGTTGGATTCGTGGTAAGGTGAATCGTAACAAAATTGATGGTGATATCATTGGGTTTCCAATTGTTGAGGTTTGTGGTTCAGGTGAAACTCCTGTAATGTCTTACACTAAAACAGGACAAAACACTGCCATTAACACTTATGGAGTTATAACCAATGTTGTTAATACTGTTGGAACTCTTGGCAGAATTTACATGAAACCATATGATGCTGCTATTTCATCTTCTGTAATCTGTTTACAGTGTGACACTGAAGAGGAAGCAAAAACTCTTTATGAGTATCTTACATCCGAGAAAGGTAGAGACGCTGTTAAACTGAACAAGAGAACAGCAGTTGCATCTAGAGAAATGTTTTCTTACATTGAATCACCTATCAAATGAAATCCTATCTTTACCTTGCCAAAGAACCCGGTCTAGGTGTTCGTGATGATCTCTCCAAAATATCTGGAGAGATTACTATTGTCGATTGTTA